AATGTCAACTCGTATTCCTATATTAAAGCGATTGCTGAAGAACTCCGTGGTCTTGCAGTTGAGGCTAATGTACCTATCGTCTCCGCTACTCAGACGACTCGTTCTGGCTATGGTAGTAGTGATGTTGATCTTACTGATACAAGCGAAAGTTTTGGGCTTCCCGCAACTGCTGATCTTATGTTTGCTCTTATTAGTACGGAGGAGTTGGAAGCGTTAAATCAAATTATGGTTAAGCAACTTAAGAACCGTTACAACGATCCAACCATATACAAGAGGTTTGTTGTAGGAGTTGATCGTGCAAAGATGAGATTATATGATTGTGAACAAAAAGCACAGGATGATATTATTGAAAATAAGCAAGAAAATGATACTTATACAGAGGAAAATAATTCAGTTAAAAAATCTTTTGCTAAATTTAAGTTTTGATGAAACCTATATTTGAGGAAGAAAATTTTCTTAATCCTTATATTTGTAAAAAATTAATTGAATATCAAAAAAATAATTCACCAAATGATATGTCAAGAGGTTTTTGGCAGAGTAGAATAGTAACACAATATAATAATGATATTAAAAAAATAACTGATGTAATTCATGCTCGTATAATAAATTCAATAACTAATTTCTACAATCACAATGTTTATTTGGAATTTACAAATCTAGTATATTGGGGTGAGGGTATGGAGTTAGGATTACATGCAGATAATTTTTGGATAGATAATCCAAAAGAAGAGCACTATACACCACATCGTGATTATTCATCTGTTTTATATCTAAATGAAGATTTTGATGGTGGGGAAACTTATTTTAGAAATAGTAGTTATCAAATAAAACCAAAAACTGGTAAGTTAGTATTTTTTTCATCTGGATCGGAACATGTTCATGGGGTTAAAAAAATTACAAGAGGTAAAAGATATACTTTAGCAACATGGTTTACAAAGAGTAGAATACATGCTATGATTTAAAAAAAGAATTATTATGCCTGAAGGAAAAAAAATTGACTTTGATAAGTATGCTTTATTCGTGGATGGTGTCACATCCGATTCCAGTAAGGATTATCAATGTTTTATTGAAAGTATTAGTTCCCTTGACGGAAAAGGTGCCAATATTCACAGGCTCCTTACTGCTGCTGTTGGGATTAGTGCTGAAGGTGGTGAATTTATGGAGATCGTTAAGAAGATGGTTTTCCAAGGTAAGCCTTGGAACGACGATAATCGAGAACATCTTATTATTGAGTTGGGTGACGTTATGTGGTATGTAATGCAAGCATGTGCAGCACTTGATGTTTCACTTGAAGATGTTGTTGCAGGAAATGTAGAAAAATTAAAGAAAAGATATCCTGGTGGAGAGTTTAATGTGTATGAATCAGAGAATCGTGCAGCAGACGATAGATAATTAAGAAAAGATTAAATTTATAATATACTATATCAGGAGGGGAAAGTATGAGTGGCGACATAGGATTAGAACAACCGATCATCTTTTATCACAAAAAGATGACAGAAGCAAAGAAAATTGTGTTACAACACAAGGGAATAGAGTTGGCATATCTTGAAATAAATAGTCAAAAAGTAAATGGCAGCAAGTCGAGGAGTAGATAATTGGAATGATAATTTTAAGGGTCAAGGTGATATTTCAACCTTAGCTAAAGTAGATACTGCAATATTATACGAAGAAAATGGAAACAGATCTTTACAGCAATTAACAAGAGGAACACCTGTAACTTATATTGATAATCAATCAAAATCCCACACAAGAGTTGCAATAAGAATAGGGCAAGATATATTTTTTACAAATGTTGATAATTTAGTTAAACCAAAATCACTAGGTTTTATTGATCTCAAACCTCAAGCATTTGGATTAGGTGCACCTTTATCGTTGACATCATATGTAAATTCAGTTAAAACATCAATTAAAAATAGACAAGATATAAAGGGGGAATTGCAAGAATATTTGATTGATTTAGTTGATTATGTTTCAACAGGAAATGGTGGTTTAACAGGATATAAATTTACAGAATTTCCGATGGCATCAATTACAAAAGATTTTGGAGAGGTTCTTGGTCCTATATTTTGCTTAAAATCAGGTTTAATTAATTTAAATTTAGGTGTCAACGCATCATCCACAGTTTCTTTTCCAGCATCTGGTGCAGCACAACTCTTAGATTATTATATTAATACGTCTACAAATCAATATAAAATCTCTGCAAAATCAAAAGGAACTGCAAATACACTTAAGATGACTTCTCTTGTACCAACAATATTGAATGATAGTAAATTGTATTCAAGATATGCAGGAACTAATGAATTTAAATTAATGAATATAATAAATTCTAATACTACTAATATGGGAGCGATTGAAGGAGCTTCTTTTATCGGTGCAATATCAAAACAAGCTGCCAGTTCAGTACGTGGTCTTAGAGGAAATAACGCAACACTAACAGATATATCAAAACAATTATTTGCTAATATAATTATTAATGATACCGAATTAAGAAATAGAAAAACAATCACACTTAGAAATATAGCATATGTATGTGAGAAAAAAATAGTTGAATTTTCAAGAAAAACAATGGTATCTAAAAAATTTACTGAAATTGTAAAAGATGTATTGAATAATGAGGTGTTCTATGTTAAATTAGATATAGATAATGGTATTCCTAGATTTAATATTGCTTCTACATCAGATAGAACCATATCAAATTTAATTTTCAGAAATAAAAATAGTTACGATAGACCTTCAGATAAATTAGGATTTAAGATATGAATGATCTAATCGAGTCTTTAATAATTCAATTTAAAGAACAAAGAGTTATTAGAGGAAACATTTGGGACAACTTTATGTTTTTCTGTTATAATATATTAGGGGCTAACAAAGATGATAAATATAAGCATACGAGAGCGTCAATTCTCAATTATATGACGCAAAATAAGAGTCAAATCTTATTGAAATTGACTAGAAACTGATGAAAACTTTTTTACAATTTATTACTGAAAACACTGCAACTCAACAAGCAACTAGACTTGGGTTGGAGGGAGACGGTCATGGAGGATGGTATAAAGATGGAGAGTTTGTAGCAAAGACAGAAAAAGGTAGATTGAAGTTTTATAATAAGAGACAAAAAGTAGGTGGAAAAGATCCAGCACAGACAGAAAAAGAAAAAAATATATCTGATCCTAATTTTGTAGATCCAAAATTACAACAACAAGAACCTACACCAGATCAACAGCAACAGCAACAACAGCAACAAGTCCAAAGTCCAGATCTTGCAGCAGGTCCTCCACCAGTTCCAAAATCAAAAGGAACACTAACATTAGCATTTGGTAGATTTAATCCGCCACATGCAGGTCATCAACAATTGATGGATATAGCTGCACAATCAGCAGAGGCAGAAGAAAGTGATTATATTATTGTGCCATCCAGAAGTCAAGATGAAAAAAAGAATCCTTTAGATGCTGATACTAAAGTTTCTGTAATGAGACAAATGTTTCCACAACATAGTGAAAGAATAGTGAATGATGGAGCAAACAGAACAATCTTTGACGTATTAAAGAAAGCACATAATGATGGATATACAAATGTAAGAATCGTAGCAGGACAAGATCGAGTCAAAGAATTTGATAAGTTATCACAAAATTATAATGGACAACTCTACCAATTTGATAATATGGAAGTTGTATCATCAGGTGATCGTGATCCTGATGCAGAAGGAATGGAAGGATTATCTTCATCAAGAATGAGACTTGCTGCTGCAGAGGGTGACTTTAAAACATTTCGTGCAGGATTACCAGAGGGAGTTCCACGTAAATCTGCATTGGAGTTATTTGATACTGTTCGTCAATCAATGAATGTAAAGGAGATGAAAGAGTTTTGGAATATATGGGAGATAGCACCTAAGTATGATTTAGAAAATTTAAGAGAATCATACATTGCAAAACAAATTTTTAACATTGGAGATAAGGTTGAAAACTTAAATACAGGAATGATTGGTCGTATTATTCGTCGTGGTGCAAACTATTTAATATGTGTATCTGAGAATAATATAATGTTCAAATCATGGGTTAAAGATTTACAAGAAGCGATTGTAAATGCAGCAACTCCCTCTGGTGTTCCTGCAACACAAAGATTGGTAGGTACTGATGCTCATCGCAAATACGTTGAAACAATGGTGCCTGGAAGTTCTTATGGAATTCAATTTATAAATAAATATAAAGTTAGAAAGTAATCTACATTAAAATGAGCACTGATATCGCTGAGAGCTTACCAAAAAGAAAATTTGCACCCTCACCTATGGTTGCAAAGGGAGCAAAAGGAAAGGGAAAATCTGCACCGCCAGCTGCAAAAGGTGGTAAAGAAAAGGGTGCGTCTGAAGAGGGTTCAGAGAAAAGAATTCGTCAGGCAGTGTATGATATTAGATATCGTGCAAGAAGAGAAGATATTGATCTTAAAGCAGCTTTCTCTCAGTATATGTCAAATAGCTCATTAAGTCAGGCTGATAGAACTGCTGTTAGAGAAAAGATATTTGGTAAAGCAGGTAGTGTATCTGAGAAATATATTAATGTTGCTGATGAACTTGCGGTTGATGGTGTTGCATCTGCATTATATAAAGTATTTGTTGAAAAGAAAGAGGAAGAAAAGGAAATAGAACTTGCTTATTTACAACAATTAGATGAACAACCCTCTAAAAAGTATAAAGTAAGAGTTACAGATAAGAATGGTAAATCATACGTGAGATTTGCTGACCGTGCAAAGATCACAGAACTTCGTGGTAATCCTAATATTGAATCAGTTGAAATGACAGAACATGGTGATGCATATGAAGGTGAGAGAAAGAAAGGAAAGATGACTGCAAGAGCAAAAGCAGGTAAAAAATTAGATCCAGTTGGTAAGGAAGACGCTGATGTTGATAATGATGGTGATGTAGATAAATCAGATAAGTACCTTCTTAAGAGAAGAAAAGCAATTGGTAAGGCAATTCGTACTAGAGCAGAAGCATATCTTGCAGATGGAACTATTTCAACTGAACCAAAAGGTGAAAAAGTTACAGGTAAAAATGTAGATAATTATTCTTCAGGTGCAATAACATTAAATCCAGATGATGGATCAAAACCAGTAAAACAAAAAGGTGTGTATGCACACTTAGAATTAAAAGGAAATACTCTTTCTGAAGCACAAAAGAAAATGATTGAGATGTATGATTCTAAGAA